AAAAAAAATAATCTTCCTTTATATACCTAGGAAGATTGTTTTTTGATTTAGGCGATAAGTTGTGCTGAATAAAATTTTTTGTCCAAAAGGCGGAAAAATTATCCTCGCGGTTACTTAGTAAGGTGTAAGGGATAAAAAACCGCTGAAATAAAAAATGATAAAAAACTTTCTTGAAAAGCGGAAAAACCTCCCTCATTCTTACTTAGTAAGATAGAGAGAGGTTCTCTTAGAAAAATAGGGGAGGTCACAGAAATGACTGACAAACCAACAACTGTCACCCATGACGAAGAATTGGCTGATACCTTAATCGCCATCAGCGTCATCTCAAAGCGACTCGCTACTAAAATCAAGGAGGAGGACAACCATGAGTCACATGAAGAAAATCGCTAGTCTGCTTGCAGAGCTAGAACAAAACAACCGCAACATTCTTGAAATCACAGAACGTAATCAAACCATCCGTTTTGAAATTCAAAACCTACTTAGTCCGAAAGAAACTAAGGTAGAAGATAAACAACCTGCTCCTACCTTTACTAAGGAAGATGTTCGTAAGGTCTTAGCCAGCAAGGCAAGCGATGGCTTTAAAAATGAAGTCAAAGCCCTTCTGAAAGCCTACGGTGCTGAATCGCTGTCTACCTTAGATGAAAAACACTACGGTGCTGTCATTGAAGAGGCTGGAGGTATTGGTCATGACTAGCCACGCTCTACTCTCTGCATCTTCTGCCAGTAGGTGGATAGCTTGTCCACCCAGTGTGCGACTAACGGAAGATATCCCTGACCAGACAAGTAGCTTTGCTCAAGAAGGAACAGATGCCCACGAGCTATGTGCCTATCTTGTGGAGAAGGCACTCGGTAGAAATGCGCGTGACCCAACTGCGAGGCTGGAATACTACTCTGAGGAAATGCAGGAATGTGCAGAGGAATATCGGAACTATGTCTTAGGTCAGATTGAAATCGCCAAGTCACGGTCACCAGACCCATTGGTTCTAATTGAGCAACGGCTCAACTTTGCCAGATGGGTGCCCGACGGTTTTGGCACAGGAGACTGTGTGATTGTCGCAGATGGACTCTTACAGGTGATTGACTACAAGCACGGTTTAGGTGTTCTTGTCTCAGCTGAACATAACGCACAGATGATGTGCTATGCTTTAGGGGCTTTGGATATGTTTGAAGAACTCTATGACGTTGAAACCATCACCATGACAATCTTCCAACCAAGACGTGGTAACATCTCTACCTTTGAAATAACTAAAGGCGAACTCCTAGTTTGGGCTGAAAAGGAACTAGCTCCAAAAGCACGACTCGCCTACGAGGGTCAAGGGGAAATGCAGTCTGGCAAACACTGTCAGTTCTGTAAGCTCAAAGCAGTCTGCCGTAAGCGAGCAGAGGATAATTTAGCTCTAGCTAGAATGGAATTCGCAGACCCCAGCACTCTAAATGCTCAAGACATCGCAGAGATTCTGCCTAAGATTGACCAGCTCACTAACTGGGCCAATGACGTAAAATCCTATGCCTTTCAAGAGGCAACATCTGGACGAACTATACCGGGATATAAACTGATCGAGGGCCGTTCCACTCGTAAGTTCACCGATGAAAGCAAAGTCGCTCAAGCTGTCCTTGATATCGGACTTGACCCTTACGAGAAGAAACTTTTAACTATCACTGCCATGACTAAACTCCTTGGTAAGAAACAATTCAATGACCTGCTTGGTGGTCTTATTTTCAAACCAAGCGGTAAACCACAACTCGTTCCACTTGACGACAGTCGTCAAGAAATGAAACTAGCTAAAAATGATTTTAAAGAGGAATAAACTTATGACAACAAATGCACTAACTACAAAAGTAATCACTGGTCCAAACACACGCTTCAGCTACTTGAATGCCAACGAACCGAAATCAATCAATGGTGGTACGCCTAAGTATAGTGTGTCACTTATCATTCCAAAAGATGATACGGCTACTATTGATAAAATCCACGCAGCTATTGAACTTGCCTATAAAGAGGGTGAATCTAAACTCAAAGGCAATGGGAAGACTGTTCCAGCTCTCTCTGTGATTAAGACACCACTCCGTGATGGTGACTTGGAGCGTCCAGATGATGCGACATATCAAAATTCCTACTTCGTGAATGCCAACTCCCCACATAAACCGGGTGTAGTCGATGCCAATCGCCAAGAAATTATTGATACCTCAGAACTCTACTCAGGAATCTATGGTCGTGCTTCCATCTCCTTCTATGCCTTTAACTCCAATGGTAATAAGGGGATTGCCTGCGGTCTCAATAACTTGCAAAAGCTCCGTGATGGCGAACCATTGGGCGGACGCAGCCGTGCAGAGGATGACTTTGCGACCGAAGATGATGACGACTTTTTGAACTAATTTAGCTTAGTGGGTGGGACTCACTTCCCACCTACTATTTCATTTTAAAAGAGGTAAACAATGACAACAATAAATAACTTGATAAATTTGATCTCCGAAGCAACAGTTGCGACTATCTTATTTTCTATCTGGGCTTACGCTTGGATTACCTTCGTTAAATGGTTTGTGGATATTTCTAAAATGGCACTACATCACTTATTTCCGAATGTGAAATGGTTTAAATAATAAAGAGGAGAAAAAGAATGACCGAATACGAACACTTTATGTTGCAGATGTGCTTTAGCATGTTACTCGGCTACACCTGCGGGATGTTGCTCACCATTATCACGGATACAATTGGCAACATTAAAGAAAGACGAAAATCACGAAAAAATAAATCTCATAAATAATAACTTGGGTGGTGGTTTATACCATCGCCCTTATTTGGGAGGAATATACCTATGAAAGAACTATCCATTGATATTGAAACCTACTCAGAAGTTGATTTACGAAAGTCAGGTGTCTATCGCTATGCAGAAGATGATTCTTTTGAAATCTTACTTGTTGCGATTTCTGCCGACAATGGCTCCGTAACAGTTTATGATTTAACTAAGGAAGACTTACCTAAAGATATCATTGATGCCATTGTATCTGATAGTATTATCAAGTGGGCTTACAATGCCAACTTTGAACGTGTCTGTTTCTCTAATTGGCTCAATAAACACCACCCAGAGTTAATGAATTTGAATTTCCTCTCTCCTACTTCATGGCGGTGTAGCATGGTTTGGTCGGCCTATATGGGATTGCCATTGTCTCTTGAAGGAGTTGGTAGTGTTCTTGGACTAGACAAACAGAAACTGACTTCAGGTAAAGACCTGATTCGCTACTTCTGCTTGCCCTGTCCACCAACTAAGGTCAACAGTGGTCGCACTCGTAATTTATCTCATCACGCACCTGATAAATGGAGTGATTTTATCCTATATAATAAACGTGATGTAGAGGTTGAGTTAGCTATTAAGGATAAACTAAAGAAGTTCCCTGTTCCTGACTTTGTTTGGGAGGAATATCACAAAGACCAAATCATCAATGACAGGGGTATCAAGATTGACAGAACCTTCGTTGAAGCTGCTCTTGAGATTGATAGAGTCAGTAAAGACAACATCCAAACTGAACTCAAACAACTGACTGTCCTAGACAATCCAAACTCAGTTCAACAGATGATTGGTTGGCTTCGTGAACATGGTGTTACAACTGACTCGCTTGATAAAAAGACAGTTAATGAACTCCTAAAAACAGTTGATGAAACGACTTCTAGAGTACTCAGACTCCGTCAGAAGGCAGCTAAATCAAGTATCTCTAAATACCAAGCCATGATGAACTGTATCTGTAAGGACGGACGAGCCAGAGGCATGTTTCAGTTTTATGGAGCGAACCGAACAGGACGCTGGGCTGGTCGATTGGTGCAGCTTCAGAACCTACCCCAGAACCATTTGAGTGACTTAGAGGAAGCGAGAACTCTCTTTAAGACTGGTGACTTAGAGACTGTCGAATTACTCTATGATACCCAAGATACTCTTTCTCAGTTAATCCGCACAGCTTTCATTCCTGATGACGATATGAAATTCATTGTCTGTGACTTTTCTGCTATTGAAGCGCGTGTACTCTCCCACCTTGCAGGTGAGACTTGGCGCAGTAAAGTGTTTGAGCGTGGTGAGGATATCTACTGTGCCAGTGCCAGCAAAATGTTCCATGTACCTGTTGAGAAACACGGTGTCAATAGTCACTTACGTCAAAAAGGTAAAATCGCAGAGTTGGCTCTTGGCTATGGTGGTTCAGTAGGTGCTTTGAAAGCTATGGGTGCTCTTGATATGGGATTGGATGAGGATGAACTCCAACCCCTCGTTGATGCATGGAGACAGTCTAACCCCAATATAGTTCTATTCTGGTGGGATGTGGACAAAGCAGTAAAAACAGCCGTTAAACAAAAAAACAAGACTTCCACCCATGGAATTACCTTTGAGGTAAAGAGCGGCTTGTTATTCATTACCTTACCGTCTTGTCGTCAATTATCCTATGTCAAACCTAAAATGCGGGAGAATCAATTTGGTGGTGAATCAGTTACATACGAGGGAATTACAACAGGTAAGAAATGGGATCGCATTGAAAGCTATGGTCCAAAATTTGTAGAGAATATTGTCCAGGCCATAAGTCGTGATTTATTAGCCTATGCTATGCAATTGTTAGGCAATGAAAAGATTGTCGGTCACGTTCATGATGAAGTCATCCTTGAAGCTAAATCAAGCCAGATGGTTGGTGAAATTTCTGCTTTAATGGCAAACACTCCAGCTTGGATGAACGATATTAACCTTAGGGCTGATGGATATGAATGTCAGTTTTACCAAAAAGGCTAAAAAAGACCGCTACTTCATTTTTGAAATAGCGGTCTTAAAAAATTATGAATTTAACTTTTTGTAGGTTTCTTTAGCTAATGCATGGGCTGTATTGATGACTTCGTATCCACGACTCTTGCCTAGACCCAGTTTTTCAATGATTTCTTTCTTACTGATATAAATATTAGCATAAATCAATCGAAGAACTTTGCCACACTGGGCATCCATTCTCTCAACCTCAGAAATTAGTTCATCTAACGATGCCATCAAGAACAATTTCTCAACATCTGATTCTGAGATAGCAGGATCAAATCCAGTCACTTCATCATTTTCGTCATACATATCTTCATAGAATTGGTCTAGCGAAAGAGCTGTATTCTTCATTTTTTTGTAACGACTGAGGTAGTCATTTACTTCAATATTGAATACTTTCATCATATTCTCAAATTCCTCTGCTGGAACTACTGTAAATGCAACGATGACTGGATGTCCACCAAACTTCCAAGTTTTAAAGTTATTGGTATTCATCTGATTGCTCTTCACCATTTGTTTATTTTTAACTACAATAGGTGCAGTTAAGTATCCCTCTGGACAAGGAATGTCGTTATAGGTTTTCTCAGATGAGAAGTCACGATTAGTAGCATTTTGACTTTTGTTGTCTGTGATTGTCATTGTTTGACTGACTTTCTGTTAATACCGAAAGCAGTTCTGACAAATCAAAATGCACAAGATATATTATTGACCGCATAGTACTTTCCTCTATGTATCGGTCAGTTGACCTCACAGACTGAACTGTGATTCCTATAATCCTCCCTTGAGGTCAATAGCTATGATCAATAGCAAGAATTCATATAGGATATTTCTATTAGTAATTTGATGTTACTTTTAATAATAGTATAGTCCCTCGCAAATGTTTTTAACAGGTCATGAAATGAGCAGTTAAAAATGCCTTTACAACAATCATTCAAACCACTATCACTTCTTCGATTCCCTAAAAATATTGGATTAAACACAAAAAAACCGTTCATCACATGAACGGTAAATATAAAATTATTTTATTTTCCTCCAATTAGAACCGAGATTCCCATCTCTTTAAGTTTTTGGTTACATTCATCGACGGTTAGATGGTAACAGTTTCTTAATAGCATCTTGTAAACACCATGAAAAACAATGGTATCATCAAACTTACAGTTACTTTTATCAATAAGGTCGAAACTGAATGTAGGATATAATTTTAAACCAATACATATGGCCACAAGTCTACCTAATTTCTTTTGGTATTCCTTATCTTTTTCCATACGTTGAATAGTTGAAACGCTAACAGTTGAGTGTTCTTCCAACTCCTCTCGTGTGAAGTCTCTACGTTTGCGATGATATACCATTGTCCCACAAAAATTCCCCGGTAGCTGTTCCATTACCTCAGCAACCTTTGTATATACTTCCGCAGTATACTCTGGCACATTTCCAAGTATTTCCTGACTTATGAGACATTCTGAAAAATCAACTTTAATCTTAAGTTCAGGGTTACTCCCTCGATACATAACATAATCGTTGAAGTCTTTATATGATAAGGTTCCATCAGTCTGATATCGCACATCGAATGTTAAACTGCATTCATCCATATGTTCGTATGCATAATCAGTCATCTGGTAAATACCTAAATCAACCATCTCTACATACTTTTCATCATTCAAACAAAAATGGGAGTCAACATATACAAAACGCTCAGAGTTCATCAATTCCTTAAATTTAGAATTGGTCGCATTAAGCATACAGGCATTATTGAACGAAATAGTAAACGTTTGACCTTTATTCAATGCTCCAACTTCAAAAGCATAACTTCTGATGTATTCATTGCCTACGTAATTATAAACACCTTCAAATTCACTATAGCCTAATTGTAATAAACGGATTTTCACAGCCAACCGAGAAACATGGAAGAAATCAGCCAAATCATCAACAACTTGCTCGAACATCAGAGTTTTCTTCTCTTGTTCAAACTCTAGTGAGTATTTGACAAAGAACTCTTGAACCATCTGCTTAGTTGTTTTCTTTGGCATTAAAATTCTAGCAGCAATGCCATTTGCTTGCCACTCCATCCAATCGTAATCACTCCAAATAGATGAAGATAGTGATGACCTATCACTTTTACTACTACTCAATCGGTGATTAGTATCAAAGAGCATCTTATATTCGTTATGATAGCGATGAAGTAGCCAGTGAACTGATTCATGAACAACCGTGTTATTATAGCTCCCTTGGTTTCGTAAACAAATTACATCAGGGTCTACAAGAATAGTTTTTTTACTAATCAACTTAGTTTCTGGCTTATCCGAGTCATAAAATACAACTTCAGTATCTTTAAAGACCGTCTCGCCGAAAACGGAACTATCCTTTGTCAATTTACCTTCAACTTTTGTCAATCCAATATTTGCGAGGTACTCATCAATTGGTAATGCCATTGGAACTTGGAGTGCATCAGGAAAATATTGTCTTAGTATCTCCTCAGCAATGTCATCCATTTCCTTTGCCTTGATATAAGGAACGAATTCAGGACTAAGACCTAAATCAGACGAATCGTAATCAGAAGAATCAAATGGAATAACACTCATTACTTTAAAATCATGAATGCCTTGTTCTAATTTATAAATAACTTTGATTCTCAACCAAATATTACTACTATCGGACTCATAACCATATTTCGTGTAGCCTTTTATTTCAAGATTTGCAATAACCTGGAGGTTTGAAACTATAAACTCGTCTTGAATTTTTCTAGACATAACTTTTCTGATAGAAAAATCACCCAGTTTTTTATAATTGGGGTCTGTTATAGTGTGTGACATGACCGGTATGTCTGACCTATTTCTATTAATGTATCCATCAACAGCTTTGTAAAGTTCATTATAATACCGACTTTCAAGAAAATTTTCAAATGAACGATTTAACATAACTACCTCATTTGTTAGAATGGTATTTTCTTCATTTTAATATTTTAACATTATTTGGGTTTAAAGCTATATAACAACCTATTTTTTATAATGAGATCTGATATAATTATATTATATAAAAATTCAAATATAAATCAAAGGAATATCATATGGCTACAAAAAATCAACCTAAAGGTATTATTAATTCTAGTGAAACCTTTCTAGCATACCAACAGTCTATCATCAGCCACCCTAATTATAAAGGGATGCCCGATATTTATAAAGACGATAAAACTATACAGTGGGAAGCTCCATCTAATAGAGCAAGCGGTAAATTCCAATTTACTCATGATAAACGCCTTGAGTGGTGGAAAAATAAAGCTAAAGAAATCGGAATTGACGTTAATTCAAATCATTGGATTAGTAAAGTCGCTAAGGAAATTCACCCCACAAAAGAGAAACCTTGCAAAGTCTGTGGCCGTATAATGGATATTCGTTATTGCTACCTTGGAGTAAATTTAATTAAACGAATTGAAAAGTTGGACTTTTATAACTATGACTTAGAATTAAATAATACCACACATGTAGAAGAATTTATCAAAGATTTCACTGACTTATATGGGAAAAAAGCCTTTGATTCATTACCTCAGTTATTCAAATGTAAGCAAATAAACAATATTCCTCATCTTGGAAATGATGCTAATACTTGGTGTGAATGGATACATGACAATTATATCCCTTTAGAACCTAAAAATTTTCTCAGCCCTGGGGCAATGTCAAACGCTCCAGATCGACTAGATGGATTCCATACATTCAATATCTGTTGCCGTAGTAAAGCAGATAAGGGACGTTCAAAAGAGAATCTTGCGTCATACGCAACAGACAGACGTGCTTTTGAACTATGGACTGACGGTAATTGGATTGTTGCTAATAAATTGATGGGGATAGTTAATTCTGACAAGAAAATTCAAAAATTTGCATGTGCAAACAAAAGTTCTACACTGAACATTGACCATTCCAGTACAATTAGCGCAGATCACATCGGACCAATTTCGTTAGGCTTCTCGCATCGTGAAGAATTTCAGTTACTGTGTAACTCTTGTAATAGTGCCAAGAATAACAGGATGTATCTAACTGATGTTGAACATCTAATTGAACAAGAGAAAAATGGAATTAATGTTGTCAGTTGGTACGCTGCACCAATTTGGAACTTATGTAAACATAAAGTAACTGATTCCTCTACTGCACTTCGCTTAAGTCGGATTATGAGAGATAACAGAGGTTTTGCTTTAAGTCTAATTAATTACATATTCGAACAAGGCCATCCTCTCTTTTTGCTTACACTTTTAAATCTTGAATATGCAAACTACACTTATGCTTTAATTGACTATACTGTTTCTGAAAAAAATATTATAACTTCTAGATTCAAGGAAGAAGATAGTAACTTACAATATGTATCAAATCAAAAAGTAAGAAAAATCCGTGTTGCATTTGAATCAATTGTTGAATATGCTAATAAAGATAGTAGAAATATTCTCGAAATTAATGATTCAGAAATTGAAACCCTAAAATCACAATTATTACAGGAGATTAGTGGAATAGAAGATTCTCTTAAAGATAAAAACTCTGAGCTTTATACGATTTTAACTAAGGATGACGATAAGGACAATGAACTTAAATCCTTCATTTCTAATTACAACACACAAGATGTCGTTGCCTTTAATAAAGGTAAAGTCTTAATGATTAAAATAATGGAACGAGTAGCTGAATTACTTGAAAATAACTGGGATGGTCCTCGTTATTCTAGAGAAATTAAATAATATGAAAACATTTTGCACTGTTGCTCTAAATTAAAAAAAGCATGATTTGCCCAACTTCGAGAGTTCTAATACTCTAACCTCTTGAATTTGGGCAATTTTCATGCACTCTTATCATCAAAATTCTACTTTATCAAAATATTATGATAGTTAGCTAGTACAAAATCGTTTAGATACTCTTCTGCTGTTAAGTAGCCTCTGATAAACTTTTGAAAGTGGTTCTGGGGTAAATAACGATAATCTAAATTACTACCATCTTCCGACTGCTTAATTTTTGGTAAATCATCCAGTGCTTCTCTCACTCCGAATATAGTTGGCAACATATTATCACTATTCGGTAGTTTACTAATCGGTTCTAACTCAAAAGAATCGACAAGCAATGATTCACCTCCAATTACAATAACCCTCTCTCTTCTCTGTGGAACTCCAAATTCAGCTGAATTAATCTTATTCACTTTTATAGCTTCTACACATGAAAGCAGATCATCTTTTATCATTGTAAAAAACTTACCACCATCTAAGTTTGTAATACCCTTTACATTTTCAAAAACAAAACCTGTTGGTTTAATTTCTCTAAGAAGATTAACATACGACTTAAATAACCAGTTCCTCAAATCATCTTTCCCTCGTCGTGTATTAGCCGTTGAAAAACCTTGACAGGGTGGTCCTCCCAAGATAAATAAAGGTGTTTCTGGATTTCGTTCCTTTTCTTTTAGAGCGACTTCAACTATTTTGTTAAAAACCTCTGTATCATTAATATCACCAAGGATAGTATGTTCACCGATATTTAACTTATAAGACTCAATGGCATTTTTATCTATATCATTTGCAATTACAGGAGTCCAACCTGCCCAAATAAAACCTAATGCTAAACCGCCAGCTCCACAAAATAAATCTATAAATTTTCCTTTTTTAGGTAATTTTTTTGCTATTTGGTAAGCTAATAATGGTGGAACTGCATTACCAATTTGATTATTTACTGCAGTCTTAGAACCTAGAAACTCATAACTATCAGGAAACGTCTGAAGTCTTGCTGCTTCTCTTTGAGTTAAAGTACGATCTTGCTCATAATGGATATGACAGCCATTGCCTGGTCTATTAAAATATGTATTAATAGTATAAGATGGCATATTTGGCTGTAACCTACCATAGTACGTTGATCTGCTACCTTTCCCAGCCTTATAGCTTTCTCTAATTTGCTCCAATCTCTTTGAAGGCACTGATTCCGGAATATTCTTCCAATTTCCCCCTGGCGGAACATGGTCAACAATCTGCATATCTAAATCACTAAGTTTAGATGCATAATGGTTAAAAATCATTTTAAATACTTCTCCCAAGTTTTTGATAGAATTTTAATATCATCTTTATTAAAATTAAATGATTTTGCTATAGAAATAAAGTCATCTTTTTTTAGACCATACATTTTTGCGACTAGAACCTCCAATTCAAAATCAACTTCAATTCCCCTCATTCTTTTTTCTACTAGTACTGTGATATCTTGATTCTCAACTAAGTCAGGAACTTTTATTGTTTTAATTACTCCAACTGGCACATGATTCGAAACTAATTTGTTTCTAGTTTGAAATTCGAAAACAATTGAATTAAAGATTGCTAATAATAACTTTAGCTTATTCAAGTCATTATTAGTACTATAGATTACTCCTAGAGAATTTCCAGCAATAAAATTTGGTTCAAGTAAGGTTGCTTTAACCCTCCTACTCTGAGTACTGCGCGATACATCACGCCAAACTAGCTTACTATAATTTACGCTTTTAGGAATTTTAATTTTGTTCGTATCTAAATATAGATTAGCATTTTTAAAGCTATATCGGTCAACCATAAATCCTTTAGCGAACATATATTTACTGAAGTCTATCAACTTTTCGCTAATTCTAGTCTCATCTAGTTCCCTAGTAAAAACTAAATCATTCTGCTCGCAAACTTCATTTAATGTTTTAAAGTCATCAAAATGGTTATCAAATTTTAACAACTCAACCCCATTCTCTAATCCAATTCTATATTCGTTATCTTTAATTCTTAATAAATCACTCGATTCGAAACAAGTACTTTCTTTTTCAAATTTTACATTATAAAGATTAATACTTATCTGTTCAGTAATTCCACTTGTCAATACTACAGTAACACTAGATACATCAGCACTGCCATATAGCTTTAATTTAGCTGGAAAATAGGAAATACTTTCAATCTTATATTTTTCAAATAAAATTTTTCTAAAATTGAATGAAACTTGATCATTAAACAAGGATGACGGAGAAACAAAACCGCAAATCCCACCAGTTCTCACTAAGCAAGTAGAAACTTCAACTCCAGCTCTACCTAAATTAGTACCCCATCTACCAAACTTACTCTTAGGCTGAGATGTTACAAACTCTTTTTTGAAATAATCATCATATGCAGATAAAGCATTTTTATAGCTATTAACAACGTCATCACTACTTCTGCTGTTGATTATCTTTAAAGGTTTCAAAAGACCCCAAGGTGGATTCGTTATACAAAAATCAAATAAGCCTATGTGATCAATATAGTTAACAAAAGAATCTGTATTTTCAATTGATAAATTACCTTTGAAGCCAAGTTCTGACTTTACTTTATTTATTATGTGTTCACTCTTAGATAAGGCTTCATCATCAACATCCCAAAGAGTGATGTTGACTTCACGTCCTTTTAGTTTTGAAATTGAATTCAACTCTAATAGAAAAATTTGAATCAATCTTCCGTCTCCAGAAAATGGATCAATTATTGATAATTTACTACTATTTAATAAGTCAATTGGAGCTACGTCTATTATTCTCTTAATTAACTCAGTAGCTACTCTATAATCTGTATAGAAACTACCTAATAATTTTTTTTTCTCATGTTCTGTCTCTGATAATTCATCAATAAACTGATAATACGGTGTACTGAATAATTCTAAATAAAAATTTTTGATATCTATACACTCACTTTCTAAAACAAATCAACGTTAAGATAGGAAGAATTATTTTTTGCGCTCAACTGTTATTATAACATAAAGTTAGATTTCAAATCCTTAATCTACTCTAGCTTGTCTTTTTTAAAATAATTTGATAAAATTTTGTTGTTCTATAAAACAACACAGGAGTAGTATACCATGTTTTCGGGAAAATGTCTCAAAAAAAGGAGAGAAATCAAAAAGTTAACTCAGTCTGAAATTGCCGTTAAACTAGGAGTCAATCGTTCTTCATACAATAGCTGGGAGTCTGGCCGTTCAAAACCAAACAAAAAAAATCTGTTACTTCTTTCAGAAATTCTAGATGTTGAACCTAGCTACTTTGAATCTGAGTACCACATCGTAACAAACTACCTTCAACTCAGTGAATCAAATCAAGCTCTTGCTGAAGACTTTGTTGAAGGACTTCTCGAAAAACAACTGGAAGAAGAATGTCTTTCAAAAGTCGTTCCACTCTTTGCTGTTGAAGTATTAGAAGATATCGAACTATCGGCAGGACCAGGCCAAGGATTTTATGATGAGTATGCTACAGAAACTGTCTACTCAGATGAGGAGCATAGTGGCTATGACATCGCCAGTTGGATCAAGGGAACTTCCATGGAGCCTGTTTATCCAGACGGTGATGTGGCATTGATTCGTGCTACTGGCTTTGACTATGACGGTGCTGTCTATGCCGTTTCATGGAATGGTTCTGTATACATTAAAAAACTCTACCGTGAAGAAGATGGTTTTCGCATGGTGTCCATTAACAAGGCAAAAAACCCTGAACGTTTCATTCCTTATGAAGACGAGCCAATCATTGTTGGAAAAGTCGTGGGGCATTTCACACCAGTAACGAAGGTTGATTAGGATGAAGTTAAAATATATTCTTGAACTCGGCACATACGGTTATAACCCAGACTGCAAGCTTGATATTTTTGATATGAAGTTTTTTGAAGAACGTCTTGGAAATGAAGGCTTTCATGAAATTTTGACGCCTGCAGATGAAGAGGCTGAAATCTATCCCTATGCCTTCCTGATTGAAGATGCTGTGTTAATCACCATGGCTGATGAGAAAGAGGACGAAAATGAAGAATGAAGAACTCATCTACACACGAAGCGAACGTATATACTTCTGTCTCTCTAGGGAATACGACATCACCGACTGTATTTCTCAGCTAATCAAGGAGTTACATAAAATGCAAGAGGGGTGATACATTGATTATTCTCGTGAACCTAAAGCAGACATTGATGGCATAAGAGACAAATTTGGATTCCTTGCAGTCCAAAAAGGAACTGCTCTTTTAGACAGTTCCAGAAATTTCGCAAGAAGTAAATTAATAGGAGGCCACTCTGCTGGCGGCTTGGAGGGACTAAAATGATTGACCGTTCATACCTACCTTTTGAATCAGCAAGATTCTACCAAGATAGAAAAATGACAAAATGGATGGGCTTCTTTCTATCCGAACACACTACCGCCCTATCCGATGACTTAAATAAAGTTACCTATCTTTCCAGTTTGACATTAGAAAAAAAGCTACTACTCCTTAGTCAAGTCTATGCCAATCAGCTAGTTACTCGCCTTGAACTTAGGACTAAAAAAGGTATTGAAACAGTGGTAGGCACTATTTCTACTGTCACTAAGGAGCATCTTATTATCAAAACAAATGAAGGACATTTGAATGTCCCTATGGATAATATTTTAAGTATTGAGCTGGCGGAGGGGACACAAGATGAATCAGCTTGAATATCATAGAAACAACTTACAGATGGATTACTTCAGCGACAGCTATCGCAAATTTGAGACTGACTTCTATCGTTTCTCGGCACTGGATACACCACTGACCTTCCTCACGGATGATATCATGCTTGCCATGGCAAAGTCCATGAAGTCCTATTTCAGACTCAATAAAGAAAATGCAAAAGATGGCCGTGACCATTACTTTATGTTTGAAGTTCAGATGGTCGGTAAAACTAGAAGTTACAAATATCTTGGACACCAATATATGATAAAAGCCTAGTCAGAATTGACTGGGCTTTATCATATATTTACTCGTACTAATCTAGCCCCAATTCCTTCCTTAAAACCTCTTTCTCAGCTTCCGTACCACCTCGAACAGCATAATACTCACCTGTCTCTCTTCTTCTCATGCCATGAACTCGAGGTGAATCTCTTTCTTCAGGGTAGTCATGAGTGCCGCATGATTGAACTGATTCGACTACATAATTATCAATATCGAATTCTTCATCATTACTGTCAATATATTCAGTATCCTCATTTATCTCAAAATCACTATCAGTATAATCAAGTTCATGAGCTGTTTCAGATTCAGCAATGCTTGATAGTAATACAGTGATTCCCGCCACAAAGACTGCAGACCCAATCCCAAAGACGATTCTGCCAGTATCTGTCTTCGAAAACTCTACAACTTTTTCATAACCACTATTAAAACTTCTCTTAATACTACCAATAAATCCTATATTTATTTCAAATGACGGCAGAATTTCATCAATGGGAATCCATAAATTCATTCTGTAATTCTTGTCTAGACGATTTCCAACAGAATAAACTTCTATACTTGGTCTTTTTGAAATAATAAAGTTTTCAGTAGCAAATTTCCATGCAATAGGGATTGTTTTCGTAACTGAACCTTTTAATTCAAAAATTGCATAATTACCTTTAGGTAATTGGACAACTTCAAATAGGTCATTATTCTCTGGTTCATGTTGAATGCAGGTGTAGTATGTAAACTTATCATCAACATCTGGGAAGGTTGAAAAACCTATCGGTGCTCTATATTCTTTAGGAACATTCTTATAATACTCATTCCAATAGCTTACAAAATCACTTTTAGTATCAGACGGATGTGGAATTCCATAGAAAGTCAAGGGACCTTTCTCAACAATGTTTATCTTCATTGAAAATCACCTTTTCTATTATGATTAGCATTCAAATATAAAATCTGCAATACGATCTGCTGCTTTCTCAGTAGCTAGATCAATATCCTCTTTAGTCCACGTATCTTTAGCATAAGTCACGAGAGACTTGGCAATAGGGAATTTACTTCCAATGTAGCCATTACCTTTAGTGATATGATTTTCTTTCTTTGTTCTAAACCATGCATCTCCAATCCCACGGTTGATTTCTGATTCAAGTAAAATCTTATTACCTAACTTCTCAGCATATTCACGAAACTCATCTTGATCATTGACACCAATATCATGCATGATGTGCTCTCTGTTAATCCCACTTTGTGGCATGATATGCTCTATGTCTATATTTCCATCAAGCTGTAAATCCATACCATGTTCAGACGCAAAGAGGTACTCATTCACATATAGAATGGCATTTGAAACACCACTCTCTAAAAGGGTTTGCTTGACATTTTCATATTCAAAATTTGAACGTATATGCTCTCTAACTTTATCAATTAATAACTTTGTTGAAAATACATTAACTTGACTATACATCAAATTAATTTCTTCTAAAAAGCCTTTGAATAATCTATGACTGTAAGATAACTCAGACAATTCGATTAAGATGCCAATTCGCATCAGGTACTCTATATAACTTTTATCATCTCGGAAAAAGAGATAGCTGCTCACGAATGGCTTTAAATTGCCGTTAAGCTGACTGACTACTCTACCAAGCGAAGTTTCTGATGTAAGAATGTAGGTATGAAGTATCTTTTTCAAATCATCTGTAAATACAGTATCATCATTTAGAAGGTCCTTATTCTTATTAAAGAATGCACGAATCCCTGGATTTCTTCTCTCAGCACCATTTTGTTGCGACAACTTAGTAAAGATATAATGAGTCATTAACGTGTTCAAATCGAGACTTGAACTATCTGCCCTATCTACTATCTCCTGCCAATTATTTTCAAATGTTTTTCTATCCGTTGCATTAGCAGTTGTTTTGGAAACAATAACTTCAATCGGTGTTAATGGAACACCAGTACCATTCAATGAGTTAAAGATATTGATTGCTTGGTCAGTATTAAAACTAGTAATAGTGATGACCTGACAGTGTTCTATGAAATGGTTAGCAAAATTAAGGCAATTAATAGTACTCAACTCATTGCAAGTGTTGTAGAAATATCGAAAATTTTTGTAAAAGTTTGTATAGCGATTGTCTTTTTGGCGACGAAATATTTGATGAACATTCTGTTTGATTTCTTCAAAATTATGTCCAAGTAATATAGTCTCCATATCAGAAGAATATTTTTCTGATATAGAATCATTAATGTACTTTATGTTTTCAGCAGTTGGAAATAAAAGTCCATCCACAAAATCATATAGCTCATCCTCAGTCAAATTAAATAGCAATGAAGCGATTTTTTCTTTTAGTCTATTTAATCTCTTAATAAGGCTTGCACCGTCTACATCATCATGGGGTTGGATAGCTAATTCGTTCTCGATTTTAAGCAACAAAGCTTTTAATAACAACATAAAAGTAGTAGTTCTTTGTTGGCCATCAATAAGTGTAACATCATGTTCCTCACCAGATTCTTGGGCAATCAATACTGCTCCAAAGAAATAATTATCTTGTGATTTTTTATCGAAGTTTTCCATATGCTGATTGATATCTTCAATTAGTTGGTCACATTGAGCTACCTGCCAAGTATATGGCCTCTGGTAGCTTGGAATATAAAACTCAGACTTTGAAAAATAATTTTCTATTGCTTGTAGATCTGGTTTGATATCATTTCGCATAACAAGCTCTCATTTCTTTTATTTTTTTCTCTACATAATGGGACTATTCTTACTTCATATTATACCACGAAAACACTTGCAGTAATATAGAAAATGGTAGAAACACACAAGATGTGCTTCTACCAATATGAATTATGAGTAAGCTGACTTACATTTATTTATCATTTTTTCTAAAGTCTGGTAATTCCTCATATTTAGAAAGTTCAAAAACAAAAGCCTTATCCTCTGGAATATGGATGCCTTCTACCTTATAACGCTTGCTATCAGTCCATTCATCCATGATATAAAATAGAGCTTCCCGAAGGTTTTTGTTCATCATTTGAACCGTACGTTTTTGCTCACTCTCAGGCTTTGAAAAACTAAAAGAGCCCCTGGTTTTTGCTCGACAAACTTGAATCCCCATTACCTTAGTCTCTTTGTTAAATGCAATGAGTACATGTGATGGATAGTCTAAAGCTTGGACAATTCCTTTGCTAAAAGTTATAAAGTTCTTATTAACTGTCATACTGAATTCAAATGTTGAGCGTTCAACTGTCACTACTTCTAGGTTATAATCTTTAAATCGCATAATAGTTCCTCTTTCTTATTTAAAAATTTCATGAATGTCTTTTGACTTCCAACTTGAGTCAAGCACAATAAAATCCCTCAACATACCAGACTTGATTTTCTTGATGTAGAGTTTAGGTGCAGTTACTTTAGTTGTAGATTTCGATTTTCTTCTTGGGTGTTTAAGTAATTGCTGCACTAACTCCCACCTAGAATCTGGAATGATTGAGGGAATGCCATTTTTTAGTCGGTATTTGGGTTTCTCACCATTATTTTTACGAGACTTATGACTAAAACAATCAACCGTAAAAGTCTTCTGCATGATGATTTCACCCTTATACTTCTCGTTTTTGAGTATGTTGTAAATAGCTAAGTTTGACCAAGTGTCCTGTCCAGTAACCGTGGGTATCTTGTTTTTCATCAATGATTCAGCAATCTCTCGTGCTGACATACCATCGATGTATGAGTCATAAATGAACTTTACTATTTTAGCTTCTGAATCATCAATGACAATACGACCATATTGGTCCTTGGTATAGCCCAATAAGTTATGTGTAGGAATGATTGGTATACCACGCTTGAATCTTTCAATAACAGACCATGTTATTGAAGCACTCTTTTGCTCACTCTCACCTTGAGCAACAATAGACATAACACCTAAGATGAATTCACTATTGGTATCAAGTGTATTGAGGTTAATATCCTCTATATAGATACCGACAGGATTAGGTAAAGTCTTCAGCTCACGGTATATGCCTATGAAATCTAGCTGATTACGAGCAAACCGACTGACACTCTTTACGATTATCAAGTCAATCTTACCTGCTCTACAATCTTCAAGCATCTGCAAGAATTGCTCACGCTTTTTGACGGTGGTTCCAGAAGCACCTTGATCTGCATATATCCCAGCCAACTCCCATTCTGGGTTGTTTTTGATTTTCTCTGTGTATGTCTGCTTTTGGAGTTCAAAACTCCCAGACTGAGATTCATCAAAGGTACTGACACGACAGTAAGCTGCCACGCGCAACTTTTTTGTCTTCACATCAGTAAATTCACTTTTAGCTGGAATAATCTCAACAACACGTTCATTCTCAAAGGCTTCACGAATCCGTTTTTGCTGACGAGTTGTCTTTCTAGTATTCCTTCTTACCATAGTAGTTTACCTCCTTTCCAGAAATCTACATATACAATTATACAGAGCAGATGTAGATTGCTAAAGCATTGACTGTGGTGGTAAACTTAAATTAAATTAGGATTGACGTATAAATTTTTCAGCCCAATGTTTATCGATGACATATTCGCCTTCTCCCGCTTCGGTAACTTCCGCTAGGGATTCCAGATATAATTCTCTTGAGAAGTTTAACGATGCTACTATTTCCTTATGATTGATGAACATAAATTGATAAGCTATTGGTCCAACTTTCGTAAACACCATATGTTCATAGGAAAACATGATATCTTCCTCTTCATTCGGCCTCTTTATATATTTCATGAATTCGATAGCCTTGTCGTCCATGCCTTCATTGAAAATTTGTACCTTCTCAACAAAGTCTTCTAAGTTAGTAACAACACGACATTTATACTTAGGAATATCAAATTCTGCAGAAAGTTCCTTAATACTTAGAACTGAATTTTGGTTGCTACAGTTAGATGGCAAGTATTGAATGATAGCTTTATTTTCTTCATCAACATAAAGTGTCGGATAATCAACAATCACTTGATGACCACAGTGGTTGCAAGTAAACTTGAACAATTCCCAATCTATGATTGATTTCGTGAACTGAGGTGTTTTAGATACATCGATTCTGTCATAGCGTTCAAATGAGTTAGTTACATCGCAAAATGGGCAATTAAGTGAAGAGATAAAAATTGAAGTCATTGTACTTCCTCCTAGAATAAATAGTTCATTTTTTTTGCTCCTATCTATATATTCGTAAAACCTCTGCTAAAAATGAAAAAAGATTGAAAAATTCAACCTTTTTGTATTTAGTCGGTAAGTTTAAATACATAGCAGAAAAATGCTATGTATCGTTATTTAGACAACAAACAGTTATAAGTGATTGATATTACTGCCTGCCTTCCATAGTAAAATTAGCTAGGTCCATTTTAAGCAGATTAGGTATCTCTGAAGGAGTAACCGGACTATAATCTTCACCAAAATTATTACTCACATTTAAAATCCCAAGATTAGGAGAATCAAAAAGTTCTTGACTTAATTTTTCCAAACTGTCACTTTCTTCAATTATTTTCTTTATTGCTGGGGACATATAATAATTCTCTGTATAGGCAAAAATCAAATAATTGATAAATTCTAATTTCTTATCCTTTGACGTACTATTGAATTGAGATTTTAAAGAACGGTATAGTTTATCCCGTCTATGATAATAGGTTAAAACAATAGTCCCATCATTAAGAGGAAAGACAGCAATATGTAAGTCTTGCATCCTGGTTTTTTCAGAGAAATCAAAAGGATTATTTATGGGATATCCTTTCATGTCTTTTGTAAGTGTAACCATCCCCTGGAAAGCTATTGGGACAATATATGGAAGTTTTTCCCAGTATATTATTTGATAACCACCTGTTGCACCACTCAAAGCAATATTTTTATGGAATTCAAATTGTTCTTTATAGTCACGGATATCAAGATTTTTAGTTTCAAAATCATCTTTAGGATTGGAAACCAATTTATATTCATCCTGCAAAATTTTGTAAAGTTGCTTTTCTTCAAAACGCTTATTTAACTGCAACAAGTAATTTTTTACAGCTATTTCAGCCAACATTTTATCAGAAGGATAATTATGAAGCTTTTGCTCACTTTCATAATTTTTAAAAAAAGTAGAATCACAACTATTGCATATTAAATGAAAGATGCCAGTATTCTTAACACCTTGACTTTTACTAAAAAGATCCACACCCATTACAGAAGACGGAGTAAATACTTCCCCATCAACTGCAATGTTTTTCAAAGAGAACTGAGGAATAGAATGAGAATTGCAAAAACTAGTCTGCTCAGTATTACAAATCAAGCATTTCTCTGGTTTAGCCAAGTTACGAGACTCGGTCAATAATCGAGATATAGTTTTATTCATCTTTATCTGTTCTTTTTTGTCAACTATTTCTATTAACTTAGACAATAACAATTTCCTCTTGAATCATATATTAAATCTTATTTTATTATACCACAATATGCTCTTAGGTAAACTGAATGTCATTTTCTTCTTTAGGACTATTTGTAAATTTCATCAACTCAATAGCACGATCATCAAATTTGTCAGTAAATATTTGAATTTTCTCAACAAAAGATTCCAAATCATGTACAACCCTACACTGAAATTCTGATAGATTTAAGCTCATATTCTTCAGCTTAGATTGCTGTCTGGAGAGTACTGCTTCATCAATATATGGAATGTAGTGAATTGCAATTTTGTTATCTACATCTAGATATAGGATAGGATAAATGACTAGAGAAAAATAAAAACGGAGGCAATAATCTACCACCGTTTCCCACAGCTACTTTTCGTTGATGTCATTCAGCCTATTTTCGTAAATATGACCTAAACCATATTTTTGAGCTAACACGACTACTTCAGAGTTTGGTTTATGCCTACGACTTAGCCCAAGTATATGTTCACGAGTATAAGTTCCCTCATTAAGTGCATCCTGTAAGGTAACTTTTTGAAATGAAGAAAGTACATGACTTCGTAATAGTCTATTTATATCATCCTCAGTTAATTTTGTACCTTCATCCTTTATGACTTTACGAAGATATCTAAACCACAATTCTCCATCTCTATCCGAATCCTTACTAGCCATAATCATATAATCAAAATATGTTTTCAAGATATTACCTCCTAGACCGAACATTAATTTGTGTTAAGTTAGAAAATCCAGAAGGCGATAAGAAATATAACATCGCACCAATCTCCGGAACGGTTGTCACTCGATTGATTGCAAAAATTAAATTAAGGCTGCTGCATCGTATCATAAAATGCTAAAATAGAATTCCTCTTTTTTCTAACTCCCGCTGTGTCTTATTCTTATTGTTAGAATCTAACGTCCTATATGAGGGATGATCTGGAAAAATCTCTCGAGCTTTATTTATTATCTCTCTACCGGTATTTGAATCGCATGGTACACCAATATAAAGAAAGTTCTGTGAAGGCCGTCCAAGCTCTTTACATCTTATGGAATTTACGTACGATTTAGAAAAACTGATATACTCTGCCCATATATCCATATTTTCCTCATAACTTTGAACAGCGTCAAGTCTATTAACAAACCCTTCCTCATCCATAAACAGAAACTCTGCAGATAAATCAATTAAGTATTTTCCATTGACAATAACCCACGAATGATGGATTGGATAATCAAAAACATTAAAACACCATCCACAATATTGAACTGCATCAATTCCTATTGATTGTAACTTTTTTACAATAGCTTCAGAGTTGGTGTAGCAATACCCTCTCTTAAATTCAACAGTATCTACTGCATCAATAATTGTCTTGTCTTCTATCTTAGAACAATTTTTATAACTAAAAATCTCATACCTTTTTCCTTCTGTCTTCTTCAAAGGAAATTTATCACTAGGTACAATTACCCTTTTCCCTGGTGTTAACTGCACCCTTACTACTGTCGGTCTGATACTAATAATATTTGACCACCAATCACTAATCACCCTACTTACCTCCTTATTTAAATAACATATATGCCAATGATTCAAAATAGAAACTCAAAATATGTTACATTATATCATACAGATAATAAATTGTATCAAAAACTGAACTCATACTTC